CTTGTGTAATCTGCTGTCATTTGATTGCTGTTACTCCCTTAGAATATTCTTCTGAAACTGCTTTAACTACGCTTCTAACACCCGTAACACCTATCCTGTTATTTGCAGTCAAAGCTAAAGATACATCATTAACTATTTTCTCATATAACCCTGACGAATTCATAATTGAATCGGCATTTGTTGTATACCACTCAACCATAAAGTTGTAAAAAGAGTTTTTTGTTTGCATACCGCCTGGATTGTTAATTGTAATAACAGTTCCTGGCTTTATAAATACTTGTCCCTCTGATCCCAAAAATGTTAAAATTTTACTAGATTGAATAGTTACTGGTCTTCCTTCTTCCATAACTTGAGCTTTATATCTAAATACACTTTGTGATGTAACAGATTTTCCTGTGGGTCCAGGAATTTGAAGCTCTGGGTTTACTGGTACAGGAACCCTAGATAAATTAAAATTTGTGTTTATATCTAAAACGCCATTTAAAATACTTGCTCTTTCAATAACAAAAAGTCTAGCGTTTGGATTACCTAATCCGCCCCATTCATAAACGTGATGCATTCTTTTTGGGTTTTGTACAGCAAACCTATCTACTGCAAGTGCAAATCTTTCACCTGTTATTGTAAACACAGCTTTTGCTATTTCTTGCAAGACTGTAGGTCGTGAAAGTTCTTTGGCACTATTAACAACTTCTTCTACACGGCTAATTAAATTATTAGCATTAATGTTCAGTGTTATCATTGCTTTGTACTGGAACCCTTTGTAGAACTGCTTCAAAATAAGAAACTTTGCCAAACGGATCTAATACTGGATGTGAAGAAAATATTTCAAAAATAGAGTCTGGCTCACCGTATCTGTCAAGCTCAATAAAAACTTGTTGACCATCGCTTGAGCGAATATCATTTAATCTCCAACGCTTACTAAGTAACTCTAAAGATTTTACACGAAGTTGAAGTTTTTCTGCATACCCGCCGTAAGAGCCTTTGTCAAATTGTTTGCTATCTCCTCTGGTTGAAGCTCCGCCAGATTTAATTGGTTCTACTTTACAAGGAATAGTTTTACTATAAACCCATTCTCTTGTAATAGCACCAGTGTCTGGGTTTTGAGCATTTTGCTGAACCCAAACTTCTGCTGACATGTTCATAATAGAACTCATAAATGAATTAAACATTAGATAATTACAATATTAACGTGACGGTATTGGTCCAAGATATTATCTACGGTTACATTACCAGTTCCGTTAAACGCTCCCTTTGCCATTTCAAATGAAATCTCACTAAGATCAACTTTTTGTAAGTACTTGTTTCTCCAGTTAAAGTCATTTGCTAAGATATCATTAATTAAAAGCATTGTTGCAATTTTAATGTCATCTGGCACATACTTGTACCCAATTTGACCTTGAAATTTGTATCTTGCATTATCTTGAAAACGTCCGTAATAAAGGACTGCTGGATCTACGTTATTGTCGTATCTTACATCCCAGCCTTGATCATAAATTCTTACTGCAAATCCTGTTTGTGTAATTTCAAGAGGGAAACCAAATGTGTTGACATAAGGAGTAACAGTGTTATCAATAACAAGAATATCGTTCTCCCATACCTTGTCAATTGTAAGCATTCTTTCAGTAAATTGTAGTGCATCTGAGCCTTTACCAAACATTTCTTGGCTTCCATAGTAGCACCAAAACTTTTGTCCTGTGTACCCGTCTACAATTGTTCGTGCAACTTTTTCAGCTGCAATAATTTTATTTTCATCTTGATAATTTAACTCTGAAGGAGTTGATCCATACTGAAAGAAATCAATAACATCTGAAGGCGTAGCATATACGCTATCTACAGAATAATATTCATTTTGTGTTGCAGAAACTCCGTTAACAATATATGTCCAGCGTAGCTCTAATACTCTATTAATGTTGGTAATAGCAGGTGTCAGCAAGTAAGAATATATTCCAGAGGGTACCTCGTCAACTGGTGTGCAATTTTCATAACCAATAATTGGTGCAGAATCATTATCTGCGTCATAGATTGCTAAGGTTGGCAGGGAGTCTGCTTGTGATAATATGCCACTGTTAAAGACATTTAGAAGAACCTTGGCTTCTTGATTTCTGGTTATGTTTTGCACTTATTGCCTCCTAAGCGTAAAACTCCTGAGCTTCTCTAGGAGTTGCTAATCTGAATCCATCTTGATGGTCAAAAATAGCTTGAGCTTCTGATTCGGACATTGCCACGAATGGGTGCTCTCTGGTAAATGTATAGTTCATTGTATTGTAAGAGTGATTATCTCTTTCCATCTTAACAAGAACTGACTTTGTTGTCTTCATGATCCTTTGTTCTCTTTTCTTCTTTTCAAGCTCAGAGATTTCAATATCTTGCTTTTCAACATTAGTAAACTTTTGATACATATCATATGAGATTCCTTCTTCTTGAAGGACTGCAATGATTTCTGGTTTTGTCTTATATTCCTCTGAATCAATACCAAAAGCTTCTGCTGCTTTTCTTAATTCTGCGATTTTTAGATCTGTAAATGACATTTTTATACCTTTCGTCATGTTAATTATATCAGATAATGACTAAGGGCAGGATTTGACTCCCGCCCTTAATCTTGCAACTAATTAATATTAGTATGTATTTCCGTTTACGCCACCTGTAACGTTTGCACCGTTTGTAACGGAACCGAACGCACCTGAAGCAACAGAACCAGCAACCTTGACGTTCTTCACGATAACGTGAGCGTCATAGTTTTCCATTTGTGCACCAACACGGATGAAAAGTGTATATTCGATTGTATCCTTCTTTGGTTGGAACAAACGATACACAGTTACATCACGCTTAATACCAATGATAAAGTTCTGTGGGAATGTTAAGTGTACATCGCCATGATAGCCTGTAGCACCGCTGTAATCTCCTGCAACGGTTTCTGTGATCAACGGAACGTTGATAACTGGAATACCAAATGCGTATGGAGTTACAGAACCTGGACCACCATCGTTAGCAGCGACATCACCACGAATGATACCTGAAGCGATATCAAATGGGTTGAAGCCAGAGCTTGTCATAGCGGTTAGGTTGTACAAGTAATCTTGTACCAAGTTCGATCCTGTGAAGAAACGAAGTTGATTACGGCGTTGCTTGTACTTACGTGGGAGTGTCTTGATTGCAAGGTTGAATACAGCCTTGTCAAGTCCAACACCTTGTGCATCAACAACGTGTGCGTTGTCGAGAGCGAGCTGACGGAATCCCTTAAATGCAGAAAGAAGACCAGATCCAGTACCAGTACCATTGATTAGAACATCCTCAATGTCGTTACCAGCTTGGGTAGCCATCAAACGTGCAATGTGATCTTCTAGATCTGGACCCTCAACGTTGTCCTCTAGGGACTCTGATGAAAGTTCCCAGTCAAGACGCAACTTGCGTGTTGTTAGAGAGATCTTGTTAAATGTTGCAGCAGCAGATGCGAAACCTGCTCCTGTTGAGTTAGTATAATCACGTGGATTATCTTCTTGTGCAACTGTCATGATACGTTGTCCAACTGCAACACGATCAATTTCGGTTGTGTTTGAACGCATACGAATTGTACGAGCTGCCTTAGCTAGGATTGTCGCATCCCACATGTAATCCAAGAAGCGATTAGCTTGATCTGGATATAGAAGACCGTTACCTGAAAGGGTAGCAGAATCTGTAGAAGCGTTGACTGCTGAGGAACCGAGGTTCGTAGTATCAATTACTTTTTGTAGAAGTTCATTACTCATTTTTTTATTTCACCACCTTATTTTTTTTATAGATTTATTTTGTTATGCTTGATAACCCGAGGAAGGTTCCTTGCCATAGACTTTTTTGTATCTTTGTTTCTTCCAATGATCCATTAAGGTCACTGGACTTCTTAACTGCGGTTGCGGATTCAAATCCTTTTAGCTGATGATCAACATAGTCAATCTTGCTATACATGTCCGTTACCGACTTTTGTAGTGCATCGTACTTCTCTGTTAAATCAGAGATTGCCTTTTGAATACCTGATGTTGTTTCCTCAAACATCTTGGTAACTGCTAGTACTGCATCATTATTTTCATTTAAATTCTTTGATAGAGATTCTCCAAGGAAGCTCTTAAGGTCATTGACCATCTTCTCAAAGTCAATTGTATCTTCAACCTCTGAAATAGTTACAGCTTTTTCAATTGATTCCCCAGCATCAACTGATGCTACTTCTTCAACTACCGCAACTTCTTCGGCTGGAGCTTCTGCAACAACTTCATTAGTTGTTACTTCTGTATCTTCTGCCATTTCATTACCTC